GGCAGCAGTGTTTGGTATTTATGCTGGCACATCTGGACAAAGCAAGAAGTTTAAAGGCGAAGACTAATGGACCAAGCCATAGGCTTGATTAGTGATTTAGGTTTGCCGATCGCAAGTGGCCTTATTATGGGTTACTTTATTTTTATCATAATCAAACAGCTTATGACTGGCTTAGTAGCAGAAATCAAAACTGTCCAGGGCATAACTAAAATGCTTATTACTAGAGCATCCATAATGAACAACGACATCATACGCATAGATACCATTGTCAGTAGTGCTTTAGATATACCTCCAGATCTTGACCGCATAGCCAGAGCCGAAAACTTTGTTGAAGACGGCAAAATAGATGCCCGGAGAGATTAATGGAGGTTGTTGATCTTATACAAAAGTTTGGTTTTCCTACAGTCATGGTTATAGGCCTAGGCTATTTTGTTTACTATGTATGGCAAACAATTACAAAAACCATAGATCCTGCTGTGTCTGAGATGAAAACTACTATTATCAGACTGACCGATCAGCTTCGACTACTTGACCAAGATATGATACGCTTAAAAGAGAAGGTCGACACTGTTGTTAGGCTAAAAGAAAATGAAAAAAGTAATATTCAAAAATCCTCTCATAAAAATAATAAGTAGTTATATCTTATTATTCACACCATTTATATTTGGAGATGAAATTAAATTTGGCTTCAAATCACCTTCTTTCAGCGGTGTCGGAACTTCGGCTCATTATTTGACCATTGAAAATCAAGAGTTTACCAGGCGTGAGGCCTTGGCCGCAGAAATCAAGGCCTTGAAAGAAGCAGCGAAACGTGAGGAAGAAAACACAACTTTGGCTAGATTTATTCGTAATTTTGAATCGCGTATTTTTGCCCAGCTGTCACGTCAATTAGTTGAACAGTTGTTTGGTGAAAATCCAGCAACCTCTGGATCTTTTACTTTATTTGACAACATAATAAGTTGGACTTCCGATGGGACATACATAACATTAACCATTTATAATACTTTGGATGAAAGCACTACCGAAATCACTATCCCTATTGGCGACTTTGGCTTTGGTGGTTAGTTGCACAACGCATCAAAAGTATGTTTCACCCTGCTTAAAAAACCCAGACCAAGACTATAAAGACCTAGTTACTATCATCGGTGAACGCAAGTGTTTTTCTAAATCAGCGTTTATAAACCGCCCAATTACAAAAGAGATACTAGAGATTCCTACTCCAAAACAAAAACCTGTGGTAGCTGTTTATAAGTTTAGCGACTATACTGGGCAAAGAAAAAGTGTAGATGGCTATGCTAATTTTTCTACAGCAATGACGCAAGCGCCAGAAACATATTTAATAAGAGCGCTTAAACAATCTGGCTTCTTTCGTGTAGTCGAGCGTGGTGGAATCGATCACATCACAAAAGAGAGGCAGATAATTAGATCTACTCGTGAAAAGTTTGATGAAAGAAATGACCAACTTCCTTTACTTTTTGCTGGCCTTATAATTGAGGGTGGTATAGTAGACTACAACACTAACCTGCTTACAGGTGGTATTGGCGCACGCTACCTAGGCATAGGCGCAAGCAAGCAATATCGAGAAGATACTGTGCTGGTTTCTATAAGAGTTGTTTCAGTCAGCACAGGTGAAATACTACTTGAAAATTTAACAACCAAAACAATTTTATCAGTAGGAATATCTAAAGATTATTTTAGATATATAGCAGATGGTCTTGAATTAGTTGAGTATGAGTCTGGAAATGCCATGAACGAAAGTAAGTCTATCGCTTTGCAAAGCGCTATAGAAATTGGTATCGTTGATATTATAAACCAAGGTAGTGAGTTAGGTTTTTGGACTTTTACGGAGAACTAATGAGATATTTATTTATTTTTTTATTCTCAGCTACCTTATTAGCTGATAATGAAATTTTTGTAGATCAAAGCGGCTCTAATGCTTCTATTGATCTCGAACAGCTAGGATCTACCAACCTTATTGGTGGTACATCTGCTTCCTCTGGCTCTATGACTGCTTTGGATTTAGACGGAGCTACTATGGTGCTAGACATTAACCAAATAGGATCTAGTAATATTTTTAGATCAGATGCTATAGACGGCGGTAACTTTACAGGTTTTTTTGAGTTTGATGGCGACAGCAATGTTTGGGACCTGTTAATGAACTCGACAGGACTTAGTGCAACAGACTATGTAAATTTAAACATCGATGTTACAGGCTCAAGCAACACTGCTGACATAAAAATAGGCGAAGATGATGATGCAAGTTATTTGGACTTAGATTGGATTATTACAGGCGACAGCAACGATCTTGATTTTGATATTGATTACGAATATGCAACAAATTATATGGACATCAACGGATCAACGAACACAGTAAACTTTACTGGTAGTGGCTATGGTGCAAGCTCAAGCGACGCTGGATATTTTTACCTTGACCTCGATGGCAGTGGCAATACTTTTAACATAGATCAAACATCAACTTTAGCTCGTGACTGGCTTAAAATCATTTCTAACACTTCTAATTCTAATATCTGCGTCGTTCAAAGCGACGGCGGTACAAGCACAAGTTGCTAGTATCGGTGATATTACCGAATTAAAAGGCTACGGCCAGGTAGTTAGGGATGAAACTTATCCAGCAGAATTAGATTTTGATATTGCCTCTAACGATGAGGTGCAAACACGAGCTGGTCGTGTAGCTATAACTTTTCTTGATGACAGCACAGTAAAGCTAACCGAACATTCACAACTACTGATTGATAAATATGTTTTTGATCCAAACCCAGATAAATCAGAAATGGCTTTACAATTTGCCAGCGGTACTATTCGTTTCATATCTGGCAATGTAAATAAACTTAATAAAAAAAATATAACTTTGTCTACGCCGACTTCACAAATTTTTGTAAGAGGCACGGATTTTACAGCAACAGTAAACGAGCTTGGTGAAAGTTTAATAATTCTTTTGCCCGATCAATTTGGCGACGCTAGTGGCGAAATATTAGTAACGACCGCAGCAGGCCAGGTTGTATTAAATAAACCCTACCAGGCTACTACTACAACTGTTTTTGAAAGCACACCATCTAAACCAGTTACTTTGGATATATCATTAGAGTTTATAGATAATCTGCTTATTGTTTCACCGCCGAAACAAGAAGTGTCAGAGGAAGAAGTACAGCAGACACAAACCGCTGATTACTTAGATTTTACAGAATTAGATGTGGATTTATTAGCAGAGGATTTATTAGAAGAAGATCCAGACTTTGAGTTTACAGAGCTTGATATTGACCTATTAGATGTAAATTTTCTTGAGGATTTGTTAGATGTTATTGATGAGTTAGATACTAAAGAAGAAGAAGACCAGCTTACTAATTTTGTTGCTGGTATAAATATAGCAGGCACAGCTGTTGGTCAAGACAGAGATACACAAATAACCACACTAATTCAAGGCAGCCAAGTAAAACTAATTCGTACAGTAAATCAAAGTGCCCAAGTTCTTGTGAATGGAGATCAGTCTTACACAGTAATTTTTATACAAGACGGCGTATCTAAGGTTGTGCAAATAAATGGCACAGGCAACTCAAGCATAACAATAAGGCAAGGATCCTAATGAAAAAAGTAATATTCACGACATTTATAATACTTTTACTGCCACTGTTGTTTCAGTTATATCCTTTACAAATCCTAAAATTACAAACATTTGATGCTTTTGTAGAAAAACAACAACCAAGTGGCAATTTTGTGATTTTAAGTATCAGCGAAGAAGATATAGAAAAAGAGGGTGGTTGGCCTATTCCTAGAAGTCGTTTAGCACAAATACATGTAGATTTATTAAATGCAGGTGCGCTTGGTGTTGGTTGGGTAGTTAGCTTTCCACAACCCGATCGTTTTGGTGGCGATGCAGTTTTTTTAGAAGCGCTAAGTTATGGCCCATCTGTTTTATCTATGTATGAATACAATAACGGCCAATACCCACGGACTACTGGTACTGTTTTGCTCGGCGATAATATATCTGGCATTTCTGCCTCTGGAGTCGTAGAAAATACACAATTACTTCAATCTCTCCCACAGGGTATTTCTTCGGCTCCAGTAGAGGTAGATAATTTAGTGAGGCGCATACCTCTGTTATATCAAACACCAGATGGGTTTGTACCGAGTTTCGGGACTGAAGTTTTGAAAATGATAGTAGGAGCAAAAACCTACATAATAAAAGGCGATGAAAATGGCATACAACAAATTACTGTGCAAGGTTTACCACCTGTTGATGTAGACCGCTTGGGTAGAAAATGGGTGTCTTGGGTAAAAACACCAAAAACCACATTAGAAGAAATGGATGTCAACGGCAAATATGTTTTTGTCGGAGTAGATGCCGCAGGTATCATGCCACAAGTTGCAACGCCAGTTGGATTACTTGAGCCACACAAAATTCAAGCTGCATTATCTGAGTCAATTTTGTTAGAAAACTCACCCTATATTCCAGATTGGGCGATTGCTGCCGAAATTTTGATTTTCACGATTTTTGTGCTCACCATTTCGCTTGTACTTGCATATCTCAACATGACTAAGGGTTTGGCTTTCGGAGCAATTTTTGTTGCCTCTACGGGCGTCTTAGGCGTTTTTAGCATCAAAAACGGCATTTTATTGGACTTTTCTTGGACTTTTGTATCAGAAATGGTTATGAGTGGCGTAGTTTTCTATATGCGCTTCCGAGAACAGTACAAATTGCGTTTAGAAATTAAAAAACAATTTGAACATTATTTAGATCCACGACAAGTGAAACAGCTGCAAGACAATCCAGACTTGTTAAAACTTGGTGGCGAGAAAAAATATTGCACTTATCTTTTTACAGATCTTCGTGGCTTTACTTCATTAAGTGAAAAATTATCGCCAGAAGAAGTGACCGATATAATGAATCAAACCTTAACTGTCCAGGTAAACGCTGTGCAAAAATTAGGTGGAATGACGGATAAATTTATCGGCGATGCAGGAATGTTCATATTTGGAGCTCCTTTAGATTTAGAAGACCATGAAACCAAAGCAGTGCAAGCTGCAATAGATATACAAGAAGGTATAGCTGAACTTAATAAAACACTCACTACTCCAGTTCAAGTAGGCGTAGGTTGTCAGTCTGGGTATGCAGTAATTGGTAATATGGGTAGCGATACTCGGTTTGATTATTCTGCTATTGGCGATCCTGTCAATACCGCAGCTAGACTTGAAAGCGCAACAAAAGAAGTTGGCGAAGATATATTGATTGGACACAAGACTGCAAAAAATTGTAAACTTGTATTAAAATTACTAAAACCTATTAGCGTAAAAGGTAAAAAAGACAAATTAGAGATATGGACAGTTTAAAAAAATTTGTTAAATGGTTTATATCTTTATTTCAAAACAGGTACAAAATTACTGTTTCGTTTAATAAGGAATATGGTGACTCAGATGATAAAACTTACACATCAAAAAAAATTTTAGTGCAAAAAGATAAGCACCTAAAGTTTAGAGATGAGAATGATAAATTAATTGAGTATAGAAGCTCATCTGGTCTGAACTATATTATTGAGGACATATAATGCAACAAGTTTTTGTAGGTATTATTTTAGTTTTAGGTATGGCCTGTTATTGGTTATATAACGAAAACACGACATTAAAAGCCAACAACTTAGCTTTAGAGGGAGCTATCGCTACGCAAAAGGAAGCGTTAAAAACATTGCAAAATGATTTTGAATTGCAAACGACACAAATGAATGAGCTATCTATGAAAAGCCAAGCTGCCCAAAGAGAACTGAATAGATATTCTGAATTTATAAGAAACTACCAGTTAAGTGCTAAAATTATTGGCGATCCTGTAGAAATGCAGAGGAAAATTAACAATGGAACAAAACACATTATGGAGGACATCGAAAAAATCAGCGTTACTGTTGATGATCTCGATGATGGCTTGCAGTTGCAGCCTAATACCAACTAAACAAATAGAGGTAACTGCAAAACCTATGGAAAGAACCATTGTACAACCAGTCATGCCTAGAGAAATTGATCTTAAAGAGGTCAGATGGCTTACTATAACACCAGAAAATTTTGAGGAACAATTTGCTGTTATAGAAGAACAAGAGGGTGAGTTAGTGTTTTTAGCCATGACTGTACCAGATTACGAGGTTATGGCTTACAACATGCAAGAAATAAAACGCTACATATCCGAACTCAAAGACGTCGTTGTTTATTATAGAAAAGTAACTACAGAAGGAGGAAGCAATGAGTAAAACACCAGATGCTTTTGTTTACAAATGCAAATTAAAATCTGTAACCGATGGAGATACAATTCGTTTACAAACTATAGATCTCGGCTTCTCAGTGCAACTTCACAACAAAGCTGTGAGAATCGCTGGTATTGACACACCAGAAAGTAGAATTAACATAAAGAAATATCCAGAGAGAGCTAAAGAAAAAGAGCTTGGATTATTAGCAAAACAAAAACTAAAAGAATGGTTAGTTGGAGATTTAACAATAAAATCTTATGGAACAGATAAATATGGCAGAGTATTAGGCGATGTATTTTGTAAAAAAGGTAATATCGCTAAATTGCTCAAAAATGAAAAACTTGCTGTCGATTATGATGGCGGTAAAAAAACTAAAAAGTGGGGATAATAAAATGGAAATATCACAAGAAGGCTTATCTTTAATTAAAAAATTTGAAGGCTGTAAATTAGAAAGCTATCAATGTGCTGCTGGCGTTTGGACAATAGGCTATGGTTCAACCAGCGGTGTAGAAGAAGGCATGGAAATATCACAACAAAGAGCCGATGCGTTATTGCTAGAAGACGTAGCTGTTTTTGAGGAGGCTGTTAATAAAGCAGTTGAAGTGCCGCTTGAACAATACGAGTTTGATGCCTTAGTGTCTTGGACATTTAATTTAGGTCCTGCAAATCTAAATGCAAGCACCATGCTTAAAGTTCTAAACGATAACAAAAAAAGTGAAGTACCAGCACAAATGCGTAGGTGGAATAAAGCTGGCGGTAAGACTCTACAAGGATTAATACGTCGTAGAGAAGCTGAGTCGCTGCTTTTCCAAAACGAACAATGGCACGAAGTTTAAGTATATGTAATACTACCCATAGGCGTTTTACGCTTAGAGTTGGGTGGTTTTTTACGTCACTACCTAACTGCCCAGCTCGCTTATGAACGAGGTTTCTTTTAAAGATTTTGATATTTT